CGACCACCTATGTCTTCACGTAAGGTGTTGTCGGCAGCGTCAGATGTGTATATGAGACATGCTGTACTTTATCATAGGTTAGAACCGATTTGTTTATGAGCCGTCTTTTTTTGTATATTGCTCTTGTAAATCCACTGTTTATAAGTGTTCACAGGAATTTTGATTTTAAGCACTTCTAAGCCATTCAAAATCTAAAAGACATATTATACTATGCCTATTTTCATTTAAAACCGTTTTATATTTTTCTTTATAAATATTACGAAAAAAGAAAATGAAATGTACTAAATTATTTACTTGATTGTTTAAAACTGTATAATTATATTTACATAAATTAATTATTAGAAAATGGATTATAAAGAATTTATAGAATCAAAAAAACATTCGGTAATGAACTTTGGCATTAAACCGAATTTCATTCCTGATGGTTTATTCGATTTTCAGAAATACGTCGCTGAATATGCAATTAAAAAAGGCAGATGTGCTATATTTCTCGATACGGGATTAGGAAAAACAATTATCGAATTAACAATAGCAAAAAATTATATTAAGCATACCAATAAACCAGTACTAATCATAACTCCTTTGGCAGTTGCATTTCAGTTTATTAAAGAAGCCGAAAAGTTTGGTGTTGATGATATTGAGTATTCAAAAAACGGGAAGTATAAAAGCAAAATTGTAGTTTGTAATTATGAAAGACTTGAACATTTTAGATATACTGATTTTGATTGTATAATTTTAGATGAAAGTTCAATATTAAAAAATTTTGATGGTGAACGAAGAAATCAATTAACCTCATTTTTGAAAAAAGTTAAATATAGATTTTTAGCAACGGCAACTCCGAGTCCTAATGATTTTATTGAACTTGGTACAAGCTCTGAAGCTCTTGGATACATGGGTTATACTGATATGTTAACAAGGTTTTTTAAGAACAATGAGGACACTATAAGCCCTGTAAATATCGGTACACAGTGGATTTTAAAGGGACACGCAAAGGATAATTTTTTCAAATGGGTTTCGGGATGGAGTATATCAATGAGAAAACCGTCTGACTTAGGATTTTCAGATGACTTATTTATTTTACCGAAATTAATCACAAATTATCATTCCGTTAAAAATGAAAAAAACATGATTATCAATGACCAGATAATGCTATTTAATAATATTGCAAGGCGATTGACAGAGGTACGTGAAGAGCAAAAATTAACAATTGAGCAAAGATGTATTAAGGCAGTTGAATTAACTAACCCGTATAAAACGTCTGTATATTGGACTAACTTAAATGCTGAAGCTGATTTAATACAGGGATTAGATAAGGATTCCTATCAAATAAAAGGAACAATGGACTTAGATAAAAAAGAGGACATACTTAAAAACTTCTTTACAGGAAATATAAAAAAGTTAATTACAAAACCTCGTATAACTGCATTTGGATTGAATTGGCAACACTGTAATCATACTGTATTTTTCCCGTCATTTAGTTATGAGCAGTATTATCAAGCTATTAGACGCTTTTGGAGATTCGGACAAAAGAAACCCGTTACGGTTGATTTGGTTTATTCAGACGGGCAGAAAAGGGTTTTAGATTCCTTAATGGCAAAGTCTCAAAAGGCAAATGAATTATTTAACAAACTTAATATTAATTTACACAAAGATTTTGAGGTTAAATATAAAGACTTTAATAAACAAATAATTTTACCTAACTTTTTAAAATAAACAAATGATAAAAGAACAATTTATTACAGACCAGTATGCAATTTATAATGGTGATTGCATGGATGTTTTACCGTCAATAGCTGACAAGTCTATTGACTTATCAATTTATAGTCCTCCCTTTGCTGGACTTTACAATTACAGTTCACACGAAAAGGATTTTTCAAACTGTGAAAGTAAAGAGCAGTTTTTACAGCAATATGAATTTTTAATTAAAGAAATTTCAAGGGTTACAAAACCAGGACGCATTACAGCGGTACATTGTACGGATGTTAATTCGTGTAAGGATGAAACCCTGTGGGATTTTCCGCATGAGATAATAAGACTACATGAAAAATATAAATTCCATTATCGAAATCGTATTACAATTTGGAAAGAACCATTAAAGGTAAGAATGCGTACTATGGTAAGAAGTTTAATGCACAAATTAATAGTCGAAGATAGTACGGAGTGTTTCCCTGCAATGCCTGATTATATTTTACTTTTTAAAAAAAATGGGGTTAATGAAATTCCCGTAACCCATAAAGACGGACTAAAATATTATTTCGGTGAAACTCCATTTTTAAAAGACCATGCAGAAAAATATGGGAACTTTGAGGATTTACAGAAACAATATTACAATCACAAAGACCCGAAAACAAATAAATTAAGTCACATCATTTGGCAAAGGTATGCGAGCAGTGTTTGGGATGATATAAGAATAGATAATGTTTTGCCATTTAAAGATACAAAAGAAGAGGATGACGAAAAGCACGTGCATCCGCTCCAATTAGACGTTATAGATAGACTTGTAGAACTTTATTCCAATAAAGGTGAATTAGTATTAACTCCATTTATGGGGGTTGGTTCCGAGTGTTACGGGGCGGTTTCGCTTGGCAGAAAAGCAATTGGAATTGAACTAAAGGAAAGTTATTATAAACAAGCGGTATTGAATATGAAAACTGCGGAAGATAGATTTAAAGAAGATTTACAGGGAACTTTATTAGATTAAAGTTTTAATGTATAAATTATTTACTTGACATTTATAAACTATATACTTATTTTTGAATAGAAATTAAAACAAACAAAATGATATTATTAGATTATATAAGAGTTAGTACACTTGCTAAAAAACTGAAATTTACGACTGCGTATATTTATCAGTTAATAGAAGCTAATAAAATAACTCCGCCAGCGGTTAAGATTGACGGAGTTTATTTCGTGAATAAAAATGCAAAGATTGTAAAATGAACTATTCAACTCAAACCCGATACCAGAGTTATATCGAATCAAAACCGAAGTTCAAAGACCAAAATGAACAGGTTATTGATTGTATAAATATCGGTCTTGTTGATGCTTGGAGCATTGAAGCAAACACGAATATGCTTATAACTTCAGTAAGGCGTTCACTTACAAACCTTTGCAAACAGGGGGTTATCGAAGAAAGCGGAACAACATTCCATAAAGCTACAAATAGAAGTGTAACGACTTATAAAATAAAGGAAAATCAATTAACACTTTTCAAAACTTTAAACACAACACAATGAGCGTACATCTCTTAAATCAATTTTTTCAACAACTTCAACAACATTTTAACGGAGGAAACACAAATGGAGACTCAAGAATTTTGGGGCTGGGTGCTATTGGTAATATTAGCTGTAATGGTAATAGCAGCTTATCAGACAGCGAAGAAAAGCGAAAAGTAAAGAAGTTTGAAGCAATATTCATTCATTATTCAGGTGAAGAGGATAATGGAATGGACTCGGAAGAAATTGAAGCGTTTGATTATGACGAAGCATATTCAAAGGCGTGTAAGATGCCGGGAAGACTTTACAAAGTAACAGAAATTAACTTATAACAAACAGGGCTTAAGCGGTGAATGCTCAAGCCCTATTTTAAAAACCATCATAAAATACAAAAATGGGAAAAACAGAAGAAAAAAGCAATGATAACTTAAAGCTACAAGAAGTTATTGACACGAAAACAGGCGAAGTAAAACAGCCTATAAGTGAAAATCCTGCGGAAACTCAGGCACTTACAAAAGCAACTAATAAAGTATCTGACATACTTGCAAAGTTAAAAAGCAAAGGTACTTTTGAAGGACTAAAAAGCGGTGACGTTTTAACGGTCTTAAATCAATACAAAGAACAGATTTCTCAAGCTCTACCAAAGCATTTAACAGCGGACAGAATGATTCAAATGGCGACAACCCATATTAATCAGAATCCTGAAATAGCGAAGTGCACAGCGGGCTCCTTGATAGGTGCTGTTATGCAAGCCTCTATTCTCGGATTTAAGCCGGTTAGTGCTTACGGACAGTGTTATTTCGTGCCTTACAACAAAAACATTGGCACAAAAGATAAACCGAAGTACATAAAAGAGGTACAATTTCAGATTGGTTATAAGGGTTATATCGCACTTGCTCGCAGGTCACAAGACCTTAAAATGATTTATGCAGAAGTAGTACGCAAAGGCGATAAGTTTGAATTTGAAATGGGACTTGAACCAAAATTACTTCATGTTCCTGCTCAGGATGTCGAAGGAGAAATTACTCACGTTTATGCGGTAGCTCATTACAAGGACGGTGGTTATAACTTTGTTGTCTTGACAAGAAAACAAGTCGAAAAACTCCGTAAAAGAAGTCCGATGCAAAAAGAACACCCATCAGGTGCTTGGTTCTCTGATTATGATGCTATGGCAAAGGCAAAGGCAATAAAGCAACTTGCTAAGTATCTACCATCCGAAGAACTTAC